AAGGGCCGGTGCCGGGCTGCTGCTACGGCACTCGTGCACCATGTTGGCCGCGAACTGGTATATTTCCTTCATGTTCCAGTCGATAAGTTCGAGGCGCTTTGCGATCCTGCCCCCAGTCAGGTTAGCTGCAATCTGGGCAGACCAGAACCGTTCGCGCTGGGTCAGACGCAACTCGCGGTCGATCTTCTGCTGCGTCTCGTGGAACCAGAGCTTAGCTACTTCGCGGTTAGCCACTAGCCACTCAATGTATCGCATACCGGCATGGCCGTAGTTCTCCATCAGCTGGTGGTCGAACATCTGTTTGGCAAACTCAACGTCCAGCGATCCAGAGTAGTCGATCTTGTACTCAAGCATACGCATGAGCTCGCCGTCCGGGTTAGCCTTACCCCCAGTGCCGGTCAGCTTCTCGACGAACGAGGCGTTGGACGAGCATAGGCTAATCGTCTGCCACTTGGTGTTATTCGCGCGCAGCTTGTTGCCGTTCGCCTCCATGCGCTCTTTGCCCTTACCGTTAGCCATAGCGTACAGCAGGTCCGAAGCGGCGATAGGCGACAGGTTGGTGATCTCGTCCACTACGAACGGCAGGTTGTTCTTGATGCCCAGCGCCATGATGCGGGCGTTCTCGGTATCCTTCGGCCCGTTGCAAAGCTCCTTGGGATGGCCGTAGACGCTGTTGCACATATGTAGGATGGTGGTCTTACCCGTACCCGAGTTAGGGTGGATGACGTTGATGACGGCCCCGTTGTGGCCCGAGAACCTGAACAGGGGTGCACCGAAGGCAGTAAGCGTTGCAAACGCATTGGGCTCAAGCCCGCTTTTGCCGTAGAGGCCGAATACCTCGCGCCACTTATCGAAGTCACCCACAGGCCCCATGTGTTCAGCAACGTCGCGGGTGATCTCGGAGGGCGGGCTATAGAATACTCCCTCTGCCGTTACTTCCTTATCGCCAAGAATAAACTTGCTGTCATTGTCGGTCCAACCGAATTGCAGTCGCATTCGCTCTTCCTTTTTCTTATCTACGAGGGCAGCTGCTGCCTTGATTACGAAGTTGCATATCTCTGTGAATTGCTTCTTGGGCGCGAGAATACTCTCGCTGGCCAGCGCTTCCTTCAGCTTGTCTTCAGACACCAGCCTAGATGTAGGGATGCTGATTTCCTTAACGCCGTCGTTAGTCGTCGGCAGCTTCAGCACAACGACGCCGCTCCTGACACTGGGGTCGTACAGGCGGCGCGTGACGAGGATGTCGTGCGGGTAGATAAGGATCGGGTCGCCCTCTCCCGCCGCGCCGCTGGGGTCCTTGGGCGGCAGCTTGTAGATGCCCCCGTTCTTGCCGCGCACGTAGGGGAAAGGGTACTCGGGAATCTTGATGTTTGGGCCAGCGGCAGAGTCGTCGGTAACGTAGACACCGTTGTCCACCGAGGCGATAGCGACTTCCTTGCCCAGAACTTTGGGGCTGTAGATCATCCCGCGCCACTTGCAGCCTACGCAGCCGTCAGGGTTATTGGCTCCGAACTTCTCGCACGACGTAGCGCCGCTGATCGTCGCTGCCTTCTCCTCTGTGCGGGCCGGGTCGTAGTCAGGATGGCCTTCAGAGAGCTTATGGATAGCAGTGTCGCGGTCCTTGCAGACCGCAGCCACAGTCAGTGCGTGGAACCACCGCATGTAGTCCATGCTGCTACGGTTCTCGTAGTAGTCCTTCAGCTGGTTGCAGCCGTCTCCGTCCACGCTGCGGCGCATGATCTTGGCGAAACTATATTCGTTGTTGGCAATCGCCTGCTTCTGCAGATGCGAGAGCTCGTGCTTAACGGGGACCGTGTCTCCGAATAGGGGGGATACCTCTGTAGTTTTGCACCCTAGCAATTTCTTGAAGTCATCGAACGCGATGGGCTTGCCTGTGCAGACTACGCTAACCGCGACCGGCTCGTCGCCCTTGAAGTTGTATGTGCCGGGTACGCGCAGGATGCGCGCCACCTCGAAGCATGCCGGGTCAGCCCCAAGCCCTTGTACGTTGCACAGCTGCTGCAGTCTCGCTGCGACCGGCTCCCACTCCTCGCGGGTAATCTCTTCGGTCAGCGGCCAGTATACGTGCAGCCCGCGCCCCGAGTTGATGACGATAGGCCGGGGCAGACCGAGGGTCTTGGTGAATTTCTGTAGGTCAGTAAGACCTGCTTCCTGCGTCGGGTAGGGCTTACCCTCGCCGCAGTCGATATCGAGCCAGAAAGACTTGAGCGCCTTGACGTTCTCTTTCTTGCGGCTCTCGTCGGTCTCGTACTTCGCTACTCCGAAGAAGGCATTGTAGCCCTGAGCTACAATCCGCTCGACCTGCGCATCTGCCTCTTCGCGGTTATCTACGAGAACCTGCCGGGGGGCCTTGCCCTCCTTGATGCCCACAATGGCGTACCAGCCATCGCCCGGTTGTACAGCATCAAGGAGGTCAAAGTCATGCATAGGACACCAGCTATCGGGCGCAATGCGCCTAAGGGGGGTAAAAGACTAGCGCAGAAAAAGCTGCGTTAGGAGAGCGAATTGATGAACGTGTGCATAATGCTGGTCAGGTCCGGGTTGGGCGTACTGCTTCCCCGGAACCAGTTATACACAGTCTGCCGAGTAACCCCAAAGCGCTGGGCGACGACCGCCACGGGAACATTATGCTCAATGCACACCCTCCCGAGGCGGACGCCGAGTTCCCGGCCATCAGCCTTCCTGTTCTGTTCGACAAGCCGAAGGCTGTAACCTTGTGCCATTAGTCGTCCTCGTCGCCCCATGCGTTGACAACTTCAGCGAGGTTCTTCTTCGGAGCCGGAGCCTCTTCCTTCTTGGCAGCGCGCTTGACGGGCTTGGGCTCTTCGTGCGCTTCCTCTTCCTCTTCCGACTCGTCGAACACTGACACCGGCTTAGCGGCGGGGGCCGCAGCAGCCTTGGCACCGCTTGCCTCTGCAACGGTAAGCTGGATGTACCGCTGCGTCTCGGGGTCGGCCTGTGCGGCATCAACCATGTCGCCTTCCTCTGCAGTCAGGTGACGGATAGCCTTGAAGTTGAGGACCATCGAGTCAGCTTCCGTGTCGAACGCAACCTGAGTGATGACCGTATCAAGACCTTCGCCATTCGAGCGCAGGAAGTTCTGGTAGCTCTCGTAGGGGTGCACGTTGCCCACGCCCTTGCCGAACAGCGACTTGGCCGGGACGTTCATCTGGTAGACTTCGCCTGACGGATCACCTTCAGCCAGCACCGCAATACGGCGACTGAAGCGGCAGGCGCGGCCCTTACCGTTCTTGCCCGAGCCAACCACGTTCTGCGGGCAGTTGGCGCAGCTTGCAGCCTGCTTGTTAGGCGCAGCGGCTTCCGGCTTGTCACCGAGGTTCGACCAGCAGTCAGGCAGGGTCGGCTTGGCATCGGCATCGTATTCGCCCGCATAGAACGTACGCGAGACCTTGGGCAGCTGATCGACGATGATGACGTTGATCTTCTGGGGGATCGACTTGCCGATCTGTTCGCCGCCCACGATGCGCTTGAACGTACCGGTAAGGGTAGTGGCGATACGGCGGATGCTGGTGCTGCTGCCGCTCATCTTGTCAGCGAGCTTGGACTCGCGCTTGACGGTGGGCAGGTGGGTCTGGTTCTCGAAGATGGTAACGTTGCTCACTTGTTTTCTCCTTTGAGGAAGGCATGAAATTGTTCGGCTACTTGGATGGTAGCACCCAGACTGTGCTCGTTCGGACCGTACTGGTTATCATGAGAGATGACGAAGCCCATAGCGTGCTTCAGTGCTAGGGCTCGTAGGTCCCTGTCTTCTTGGTCTGTCACTCGTTTGCTCCTTACGGCAGGGTTTTAGTTGAGGATACAAAGTCTTCGTAGTGCTTACGGCACAGATAAAGCATGCTACCGTCGCTAGAAAACTGCGACAGGTCGAGCGCAATCTCGTGAGTATGTGTACATACGGGCACTCCACAGTCTATAGGGACGGCGATCAAGAGCGGCCTAAGTGCTTCAATACGGGGTTTCATGTTTGCTCCTACTTAGCCGTAGGCTTGCGGACATGGATGACGTACTTGCGGTCAGCCTGCAGGCCGACGGGCAGCATGTCGGGGTTCTCTTCCAAGAACTGCTTCATGTTATTGTTGCTGATACGCTGCTCCAGAAGGTACAGCGCGTCGTTCTCGCGGATGAAGTTGTGCATGGACTCCCAATCGGTCGTCCAGTACCGGGTCTGGATGCGCCGCGACACAGTGCCAGCGGGGGTCCTGATGCTATCGGCATCGTTCTCCGCGCAGACTCCCAGCAACTGCGAGGAAAGCACATCGAGCTC